TCAACCGTGGAAACGCCATCAACCGTGTCCAGAAAATTCTAAAAGAAAATCACGTCACAGGAATTCCCAGTCACTGGCCCAAGTTGTACTACGGTCAGACCCGCTCAAATTTGAATTTAAATAGGACATACAGAAACACTGATGCGCGGACCCTTCCCGACGGCGTGTACCTTTATCTCATAGAGTACAATCCCGAGACCAATAGGTACCACAAGAGTTTCGTGAGGGTTCATAACCTCCTTGAGGCTGGCTCCAGACATTTTCAACTCCCAATTAGGAACCAAAATAGGATAATCGTGGCAGCCGGTGAGATGTCCAAGGAGGGCCGGGTCATCAAGTTCAATCTGGAAAGCGGAACGTATACCAGAAACCTGATGACCAAGACCAAAAACCATATGACCAATACCAATTACATCAGGCTCGTGAAGAACGCCCTTCGGAATATGAAGGCCACATCCAAGAATTACATGACCAACATTTTGATTCCAAAAATACCAGGGTCCCTCCAGAATCTCTTGAACCGCGGGAACGTGAGTTTCTATCATGGAACTCCAACAAACAAGACCAAAGCTAGGGTCCTTAAAGAACTCCAAGAGGCGGGCCTCGACTCAAATAGCGCTGCTAATTTAATTCGTAAATTGATCGCCCCTAAAAATTCCAGTCCTGCGCGCGCCACGTCGGCCAGTTCTAAAAGAAAGGCAACTCAAAATGGAAACACCACGGGCGCCCCGCAAGTCCACCGGCGGAGTGGACGTACAGCTCGAGGAGTTTGAGACGGATCTCCGGGCCGCCCTGGAGATCCAACTCGTGGTGAATACTGATCGCATATATTGGACTGAAATTGACGGCATATCTCCCGCCAACGCCGATGCGACGCGGCGCGTCATAGATATGTGTTTCGTGGATATGTGTCACAGGTACGGCAATGTTCACCAGGTTCACGACATCTTGGAGTACTGTCGGATTTTGATTCAAAATGTAGTATGGGCGGCTATGAACGTCCCTTGGCCAGAGGCGGAGGATCTTCACATCGAGCGCGTCATAGACAACGCCATGGCGGTTTACAACCGCGTGATCTACGCTCCTCTCCGGACCGAGATGATCATGGCCAACCACAACGCCGAGGTTCTACAGCGCACCTGGCGGCGGTGTAACACCGATCCGTCACATCCCGTGTGCCGTCGTCGTCTCGAGTACGAGTTTAGAGATTTGAACGCCGTATAGTGTAATGTACTTGATTCTGTTCAAGATGGTCGTACTGGCCTTCGTCCCCCTGCCTCTCAACCCCAAGCTGACCCGTCCGGACCCCACCAAGAATTTGTGGACGTTCACATGCGACGCGTGGCGTTCGGTGTACCAACTTGCGCTTGCTCACTACAAGATGGCCTAAGAGTCTGGTCCCCAAAAGTTTCTCAATTCAGGAATGAATTTAGTTTTTGAATTTTGAATTAAAATAGGTTGCGAGGGTGACCACACCTCTTCGGCTTGGACACCTATTGACCTGTTGACCAATCTCTTTTTAAACATGACGAAACCAATGACCCCACTCAGAAATCCACAAACGAATTCCAACATAAAAATGTAGTCACATTATCTTTTAAGGATGGACGTTTTCGTATCCTCAAAAGATTATGAAGACGGAAAAGTTCTGAAATATCACCGGGCGAACCCTATAGGGGAGGATGTGTACCTCATGCCTGACGGGACGATAGAGCGAGACGAGGACAAGATTATAAAGGCTCAACGAATTTTCAGACATAATTGGTACAAGCCCGGGGGTCCGGGGTACAGACGGATTCTTGAAAATTTTCAGTCGTGTTCGGGCCAGACGCCGTCAACTAATTTAGAAACAATAAGCAAATGACCTGCCAGTGTACAAGTTGTCTGGCGATCCTGAACCGCGAACCTAGGGACATTCTCCGGTCTATGCTTGTTAAGGGTGCCGTAAAGCACGTAGGCACGACTCCAGAGGGCAAGCCCATTTACCGCGAATGGTGAACACTTTCGTCCCGTTTGCCGATATAGAGGCGTGCGCCAAGGCGCTAGACTACAGGAGGCTCGGAAAAGAGAGGGTAGAAGCATATCAGTTATGGCGCGCACTCAACGGCCTCACGAAGGGTTGGGTCAATCATCCCGCGACACTCATGTGGAAAGGTCACACGTGTTTCTTGGCCAAGTACTGTAACGCGATGATTGACGAGTGGATAGCTCGGGGATACAAGAACAATATGGAGAAGCTTCCATGCTGTGGAAAGCCTAGCCCACCGTGGTGGTGGGGGTGGGAGCCCGTCCACAAATCGCACCAAGCGGCCCTGAACCGTAAGAAGCCCGACTATTACCACTTTGATGTGGGGCCATGGGCCGAGTGGGGTTACGTATGGCCCTCTAAAGTTCAAATTCAGTATAGAATTAAGGATCCTCCACTGGATAAGGTTTGCACACCCTTGTAAACTAAATGATCGCCGCCCGAACCCTGAACCAGCGCCGGTACCTGGAACTGCTCACTGGTCACGCGCCCGTCATCATCAGCACGGGACCGGCCGGAACAGGCAAGACCCTGTTGGCGTGTCAGGTTGGCTCCAAGGCTCTGGCATCCGGCCAGGTTCAGCGTCTGATTCTGACCCGGCCGGCAGTCTCTGTGGATGAGCAGCACGGATTTTTGCCTGGAAATTTGAACAAAAAGATGGAGCCTTGGACCCGCCCCATGTTTGACGCCCTGAGCCGGTATTGGTCGGGCAAGAAGATCCAGGATATGATGTTGGATCATCGCATCGAGGTGTGTCCGTTGGCCTATATGCGTGGCCGGACGTTCGACAATGCCTGGATCATCGGGGACGAGATGCAAAACTCAACGCCGTCCCAAATGAAGATGTTGCTGACGCGTATAGGTGAAGGTTCAAAGATGGTGATTGCGGGTGACGGGGCTCAACACGACCGTGGGTTCGAGGATAACGGGTTGGCCGATCTCGTGCGTCGCATAGATCTGGATTCCGAAAGCATCAAGCACCTCATGTTTACCGAAGATGACGTGGTTCGCGCCGAGGTTATCAAGGAGATTCTGAAAATGTACTAGGGCTCGGACCGTGGTCTCATAACAGAACGTGGTCTTCTAGGGACGGCGACTGAGCGCGGCCTCTTCATAGACGGGCGTTTAGGCAATCCAACTACGAACGCATAGTTATATGCGCCACGCTTATTTTCAGCGCGGCACGGGGGTGCGTAATTGATCTGGGTCGCTCCCAGCGCCTTCATAATTTTACCTGAAACTGGAAGGTTCCCAGCCTTCACGAGACGTTCTATATTCTGCGAAACCTGCCAAAGAGGGATGCCCGTGTTCCTAGATGCGTTCACGGCCGTCTTGCGCAATCTGAACCCTATCTTCTGGCCTCTATATTTTTCTTTAGTCTCTCCATAGTGTATATAGACGCCTCTATTAAAGTTATTTAGACAAACAGGGTCCAATTGAATATAACCCTTTTCACCGACGCTCAGAGACACGTAGGGGCCTCCATTCGCAATTGGTAACATGAACCTACGAAGAGACATATTGGCATTCTTCAATTTACTAAGTGAATTGACGTACTTATCGAAGGTTGTTCTTGTATTGTAGTTGGCCACTAGGTTCTCTATTCTCTCATTGTTGTAATTGTGCTTATTACGTAGCCACTTCTTCACCCATTCTTTCTTATTTGTGCCGTTCTTCATAAAATTGTTTCGCTCTTCAGTGTTCAGGTTTAATATGAATTTTGATATTAAATTCTTCCTGTTCGTGGCCAAGATGCCGATGGCCGTGTTCATATAATTTTACAAAAGAAATAAAAACTTGATATAGAGTAATGAACATAGGCTTGGGCCAGACGGGGTTCACGTGTTGGTTCAACTCGTCACTGAACATGTTTCTGACGTCGGACAACGGCCTAAAGATCCTGTGGCAGAAGCTTCAGGAAACCTTGCCCGCGTTGTCTAACAGACAACGGGCCTATTTTAATTCAAATATCAACGCGCCGTGCCCGTACAAGGGTGCCGTAAAGAAGACGAGCGCCATTTATTTCTGGAAATTCCTGAATCAGTACATCTGCGCCGTGGGAGGACCAGGACGGCTCATTCCCAAGTCGGGTCTGAACGCATACCTGACGAAGAACGTCAAGTGGCGCGCCAGCTCTACAAAAGAATCCAAAGGCACCAGTGGCGCTCACCCATCTTGGGAACTCCCCGCCATCCTCGGTCACTTGGGGTTCAGGGTCGGGCGTGATTTTAGGATGTTGAATGATGAAAGATGGCGGTACAAGTTCAAGAATAATAGCTGGACGGCGCCGATCCTCATGTATAGCGGCGGTGGTCACACGTATAAGATGAGGGACTTGCTAATGGAAAAAAAAGGGTACGATCTCACGGGCGCTATCGTATACGTTGCCCCTGCTTTCGCGTCGGAGTTGATGCCGCACGTGTGGGCCTGCGCCATCCGTAACGGAAAGGGTTACATATGTGATTCTAATTATCCAACTACCCAGATAGAGTGTAGATGGTGGCAGAAAACGGAGCTCGAGCGCTACTTCATGACCGTCAGCCAGCCGTACAGGACAGGAGTGGCGCGGCTCATGGGTTTTGATGTCATCATGTACACCCGCAAGGAATTTACAAACAAAATTGGGCCGAGCTGTCAGCTGCCCAAGTCATACAGACCCCTCACGGAGAACAACGAGAATAAGTTGCGCCAATTTCAACAGTGGGGTCCAGGAGCGGTGAATTTCTTGAAGACGGGTGGCGTGGGCAACGCTCATAAAGTGTTCTCGCCCAGAGTTCGCGCCGAGGCCATCCGTCAGAACGCGAAACGCCCCCTCATGACGGCGGCGACGTTCAATAAGTTTGTAAATCAGGCGGGATCTTTTAATCATGGTATGAGACTCTTGCAATCGGCAAAAAACTACAAGATTAATAAGAACGGTCAGAATTACAAGAATTACAGAAAGAAATTGATCTCTAAATTTCCTCCACGACCTGTTCCTAAGAATACGATGACGTATTTATGGAGAAGTTCAAATTCCAATAGTGAATTCGCTAACCGACTGCGAAGTTACGCCAATAGATCGGGATATACCGTCAATGAGAATAGTCTAAAGGGCATACTGGCCAGACGTGCGACGACGCGGGCGGGCGTGAAGCGTGTGCGGAACGCCGAAACCGAGCGCATGTACCTCGTGAACGGCAAGGATTGGTTCAATAGTAACGCGAATAACGTGACGAATAAAATAAACGCAAACAACTGGGTCCAGACTAATAACAATCACGTGACCCCATTCATTAGGAGCTTCATTAACACCAATAACGTCAAGACGTTTAAGCGTAAGGTGGCTAATTTTAATAACGCGAGGGCGGCGCGTGCGCGGAAGATGTGAAAAACAGGTTCTGTGCCCGTGAGGTGTCCCGGGCGACATTGGTCATTCACAAACAAAAGCCCCATCCACCACACGATGTACCTGCTCAAGTTCTCTCGCTACGACTGCCCTGGCTGCGACCGGAAGTGGTTCTTTGAAACGATAAAAGATCTTGAAACCTTCCTCAAGGATGTCTACCCCAAGTTTCCGGAGACCGAGTGGCGTCATGGACACGAGTTTTACCCGAACGGTCTAAGTATCTACGAGTGTGTTCTGAAAATGAGGTCGATGGTCGAAACGCACGATTTCGCCCATGAGATGTCCGAAAGCCTTTCTCCACAGGTTAACACCGTGGCCAAACTCATCTACGACCTGCAGGGAATTGTGGACGCAATGGAAGATGGTGAGTACCAGTGGCCACTGGATCAGATCATCCCACGGGTAGACAAGGAGGACCTGGTCAAGACCGTGTTCCAGCCAGATAGGATGGTGCGGATGGGCGGACCCGAATGGCTAGAGTGTGTGTAATTTCATGTTCTGTGCCGCTCAAGCCTCCCGTCTCGTCTCCCACGTCACATCAAAACAAAGATGAATAACCGCCTTGAAGTCCTCGATATGATTCACGGCGTCATGTCTCGGGTCAGGAACGCACCAAGCCGCGAACAGCGCTTCAACCTGCTTGAGAATGCCCAGATGCTTGCTGATATTCTCAAGGAGGTTACGCAATATGAAAATTCCCTGCTTATGGATCTGGATGTTGACTAATTTTATTTGTAAATATAAATGACTAAGAAGGGTGCTGTGATATCCTCAACCGATCCCAAAATTGTAACTAAAATTCGTTCACTAAATCCAAACTGGTACTATACGTGGGGGCCGACAGCCATCCTAGGACTCGAGGACCTACCCTTTACCCCTATGTGTTGGGGATCCAATTCAGTTTCAAAAATAGGAGGTCCAGTTCCAGTACTTTTGGGATTCAACGAGCCGGACAGGCCCGATCAGTCCAACCTGACACCCCAACAGGCTTTCAATTTATGGCCAAAATTGGAGGGAGTTGCGTCCCGTCTGGGGGGTCCCGCCATTGCTGGTAACGCATCGAAGGCTGGGTCATGGCTGGAGACTTTTTCCAATTTTAATCCAAAATTCGATTTCGTGTGCGTACACTGGTACGCCCCTCCCAACGTCGACTCATTTTTGAAACAAATTGATGCGATCTGGGCCAAGTACCAAAAGCCCATATGGGTCACGGAGTTTGCCGTGGCCGACTGGGCGGGTAAATACGCAGGAGGTTATGATGTTAATTTAGTTTCAAAATTCATGCAGGATGCCTGTGCTGGTCTCGAGTCTCGGGACTTTGTGGAGCGGTACACGTGGAAGACCCGCACCTTGTCCGACGTGAACTTAGGTACTAGTTCCCTATTTAATGACGACGGAACCCTTACGGCACTAGGTGCTATCTACGCGGCACTATAAAAAAGTGTCTTGTCCGGGTCAGGGTTCAGGCCCGCCTAGACCAAATCACCCAAATGGCTCTCCAGATCCTCCACCAGCTCGAAGCCGCTTCCGGCCGCCTTGAGAAGGAGGCGATCCTCAAGGCTCACGCGGCCGACCAGACCTTCAAGGAAGTCTGTCGCTTGACCCTCGACCCTCTTACCAATTTCTATATCAAAAAGCTTCCAGAGGCGGGTGTGGCGCGCGAGGGTTCTGACACGTGGACCCTGAGCGCGGCCCTCGAGTCCATAAAGATGTGGCTTGCGACACGTAAAATGCGCGGCAATGACGCCACGACCCACGTCCGCCGCCTCTTGACGTGCCTCGAACCGGACGACCGTGAGGTCATGCGGCGTGTCCTGGGCAGGAGCCTCAAGTGCGGTGTGAGCGAGTCGACGGTCGAGAAGATCTGGCC